GTGATCTAGCAAAATAAAAGACCCTCTTATCATAATCTTGTAAATCTACACCAGCAGCATCATAGTCCATATCGTGGACATTTTCTATCAGCCATATACGCAGATCACGCCATTGACCTGTGCTACGATATGGAACCTTTACTGGAATATTACACCAATCTCGCTTACTCATGACCACCTCAACATAAACAATAAGTAATCACGCTCATATCTAAATTTGACAAGTATTTGATTGTTTGTTCTTAACCATCTCGCATGGCGTTCACATAAATCAATTTTTGTATACAGCCACTCCAATATGTCAAAATACAAATCATCAAACTTATCTAAGCTAACACTGGTAATTATATCATATTGTAAAATATGTGTATACCAATTAGGGCAGGTATTTTCCCAACCTCGTCTAGTATCAAAATTGTGAGGACGAATCATTTACACGGGTATAATTCAAAACATTACCTACACCAAACTGTGCTTCTCCTATTAGTTTGGCTTCATAATCATTACTAGCCCAAACGTAGGTATTGATTGTTTGAAATGCATTAATTCTTACCCAAAGTTGATATTTATACATCGTCATTTGCCTCCGTTACATCATCAACATATTTTAATGAGAACCATGATGCTAAACTATCTTTATAGAATGTGAAGATAGCATGGTTAGTCATCCTACCACTAAATCCGTCCCAAGTAGGCGGTAAATATTCAAAATCAAAATCTACACCTTGCGTTAAATTTTGGTTTCTTAACTCATGTACTATAGAAATAATTCTATCTAAACGGTAACCAATTAACGGAACTTTTGTCATTGCCAACGTAAGCTAAAGTGAATAGCATCTCTTTCATCCCTAAAAATAAAATCCATATAATCTTCATGTGGATGTGTTATATACTTATCACCTGGTAAACCAAAGGTTTCCATAGCCCAAACACAAATGATATCCCATCTTGTTATTGTGTCGTTGATTTGCCAATATATTCTTATACTATACTGAAACTCAGTATCCTGCTTCTGCCAATAACTCTTTAACCTGTCTTGTAGCATCAGTATTCCTTTTGAATTTTATAGCCCATTTTTCAGGATCAATATAATCAATAACTAATTTTATTTGAGTTTCATCTAATGATTCTACAAACTTTACTCCACTGTCGCTTAGAAACAACAACCACGGGCTTATTTTACCTGTAGTAATAGCGTAACAAATCTTATTTTTGTTACCATATCGTAATACATCTTTATGTAGTATTGTATCTGCTAAATCGATGGTTGTTTCAATACTACGTTTAACCGCATCTAATGGATCTTCATCACGCAAGTAGTCGATGAGAAATTTATTATATACACTATCAGTATTCCAAGTATCTATTTTGATTTGATTTTTTAATAACCAATCAACATATCTTGGAATATTAATTGCATTAATACTCAAACAATGATTACTAAATTTTACAAAAGCAGTGTAATAAGGACTTTTTATGAATTCCTCATAAGTTCTATTTTTTTTACTTGTGCTGTTTTTCTTGTAAAACTGGAGCCAAGCTTGAAATGCAATTTGATTTACACGCTTATCCTTTTCTAAGAACCTATGCTTATATTCACAAATATGCTTAAGTACAGTGGACTCTCGCAAAAACTTGCGATTACAAAACTCACATCCAAAATTTTCTTTAATTTCCTCGGTCTCTTTTGTCTTGCTTGATATCTTCATTTGTAACCATTTGTGATAAAATCTCTATGTCAGTTAACTTTAAGTTAGGATATACTTCTGCCAAATAGCATTTCTTAGTATGCTCCTCTACAAACATCTTAGCAAATTCTTTTATATCGGATTGATTTGCTTTAGGATATATTTTAGTAAAAAAGTCTGTTGCATCTTTTATATTTGTGGGGCTACGCAAGTTCTTTACTTCTGATGAAAGCTGTGGCACATATTGATGAAATAATTTACCTTTGTTAATACTTGCACTGCATAGCATTAACCATTGCAACTTAGGATGTTTTTGTACATATTCATTGAAAAGATATCTATTGGCAACACGATTAACACTTGTCAATAACTCTTTTTGACTGTTACCCTTAGCTGAACTTATCCATTGCAATAACATAAACGGTACAAATTTTTTCTTTTGATCATCAGTGAGACGGTCATAATATCCATAATCTTTTTTATCTAATGCTTCTAATGCAGCAAATAAATCAATGTCTTGATGGGTAAATTTTTCTTCTACAGGAATTTTCGCCTTTGCCATTAGAATGCCTGACTGTAATCTACGATTTCACAATTCCGACTAATTTCTTTTACGAAATAAACGCATCTAGGTTTTTCTGTATCATCAATAGGAACACATAAGAATTGTCCGTTGCGAAGCCTGGGAGCATACCATGTTACGTCATGGTAAATGTCAACAATTTCGATTGGCTGAAAGCTAGGAGCAAATGCACTTAGTGGATTAAATTCAAAAGCATTAAACCCTCTGTCATTAATACTTGTTAGTGGTAATGTTTCTAAATCTCCATGTTCGCTCTCGCCAATTAGTATTTGCCAATCTACAGGCATTTTAATTTTCTTATCACCGATTCTTAAGACTAATGCAGGGCTATTAAAGCTCTCTAAAAATATCAGTGGAATATAATGATAATCAACATTATTTGGATTTGAGTTGTCCAATATAGCGAACCTTAAATCATCAATTTCATCAGGTAATGTTTCAAGGTTATAGTAGGTGTTTTCTAATGTAAGTATACGCATAGTGCTATTATAAATTATTTTTACTTGTATGTCAACTTTTCCATATCAAATGGGTAGTTTGCTTCGTTATAAAAAGATTTTCGCTGTGTTAAATGTCTTTTGGCAAACTTGCAGTTTGAGGTGATATCCCAGATTTGTACGAAGTCTTTATCCTCAGCTTTTCTGATACCGCGTCCAATACTCTGAATAACCCTAACGAAACTTTTACCGGGCTCGATAAGAACAAGATTGAAAATACGAGGGATATTGATGCCAACACTAGCAACCCCGTAAGTAGCCACAATAATTTTATCGTTTGAAGTAGCAACTTCATCATATTCTTCCTTTCTCTCAGTAAGTTTTGTTTCACCTGATACGAATACAGCATTGTGTAATCTATCAATTAATTCTTTTCCTGCATTTACTCTATCTACTAATACTAATGTGTTTCCGCTATCCTTGATAGTATTAATAAGGTTTGCCATTGTATCCAAGCGTTTACTATCTTCTAATAAATGTTTTAATTCACTTTGGTAATTAGTAAATTCAACATCATCTTTTAATTGTACGATATTGACATGGCATTGTGCAAGCACACCCTTTTCTTGTAATTCACTAGCAGATAATTTCCCAATCAATGGTCCTATACTCACAAAAATACTTTGGCTTTCATGCTTTGCTTTGGGTATTGTTCCAGTAAGTCCCCAACGTATAGGTGTCTTAGCAAATACACTTGTTAGTAGTGTTTTTAGTACATCAGCCTTTGCCATATGTACCTCATCAATAATAAGACACACCACATTTTCAATAAACTCTACAATTGAAATATCTGCTGATCCAGCTTTTGTGTTCTTTAATAAATTGTTTAAGCTTTGCCAAGTACATATAGTATGAGTATGTCCATACTCTTTACGATCACCGAAATATACTCCCACATCCAATCCAACATTTCTGTAATCTTCTTCAGTCTGTGTTACCAAACTTTTATTAGGAACTACTACAATACTACGACCATAGTCCTGCACACTATAACTTAATGCTGCTGTTGTTATTGTTTTACCAGCACCAGTTGCAACTTCTTGTACGCTCTGTGGGTTAGATAAAAAGTTGTTAATTATTTCTACCTGATAATCACGTAACTCAATAGGTTGATTTTGTTTAGGATGACCTTTGGGCCAAGTATGATTAGAAAACGTACTTGTGGACACTTGAGCCAACTTGTATGTATTTTGATAATCTCTTAAATCGACCAAATCAATATCATAATTAGCCTTTTCTAATACAGGAATCATTTCAGGTAATAGATTAATATAGCTACTACCACCTAAGCTAAAGTAACTAATCTTACCATTCCATCGTCCCAACTTATAAGCAGGTCTATATCGAGCGGTAGGATCTTCATACTCAAACATCTTCATTAATGTTTTACGTTCACTAAGTTCAAGTCCTTCTAATTTGACATTGACCTCATCTTTAATAATGATTTTACATTGCTTCATTTAATATTCACAGGTTGACTATTGACTATTCTTATTATTTTTTTCACATGTTTTGGTTCATAGATACTACCTGTACTTCGGAATCGTATTGATATTGGGAACATATAATTCTTAAAGTCTTTGTTAAACTGTCTTTCAAATCCTGTATAACAATGTATGCCAACATGTTCTAAATTTTTCTTTAATTCATTGACATACATGGTAGGTCCTATAGTTGCAGCACCTGAAATGAAAACTACATCAACACCAATCTTTTCTGCTATGTTTACGATATTAATATGATCGTTCATGTCAATAACTGTTTCATATTGGCTAGCAATTACCTTTGCAATATTTCCTTGTATAATATCATCAGAAATTGTAATACCATACGTTGATAATTTTGCTAATGTACGCAAATCATCGTTAAGTTTAATATCAGGCAAAGCTTCATTTAAATATTGATTGAGTGCTGCTATATAAAAATTATTATTTACCCTGACTAGCGTAGGATCATATATGTCAGTTTCGGTATCAGTTAATGTAGTTAATAGTTTCTGTGTAATATCACAACAATGTACAGTATCAAAAAAATCAAATGCGATTGTAGTCAATAACTTTAAATTATAAGTTCCGAACTCAGCAGTATGACACCGATTTTCTTTATCCCAAACAAAACTATTAGGATTATGTTTCCTAAATTCTGTTAAAAAGTTTTTATTAAAGGGACTTTTAAAAATGATTTTATTATTTGTAATGTTTATATACGCATCTGTAAATGCAGTATGACTCTCAATTACCTTAGCCTTCCATGGTAAACTACATAATTGTTCAGCACTATATCCGAACTTACCAAGTTGCCTACTGTACTTGTTTACAATCTTATGCAATAGTGATACCTGATTCGATGTTACTACATTTTTTTGATGCACGATTGTTTCTATGTTACTGATAAAACGATTGTCATACCTGCTAAGACGCAACTTTCCACTTTTCATAAAATGAATTAAGTGCTCACATGTTTTTAACTCTACCATCATAACATTAT